GAGAAGAACGTAATCCGCAATTGCGTCGGGTCCGTCGTCAAGATCGACTGTCACGGAGTCCTGGAGGTTCTCGTCTCTGTACCATTGATTCCAAATCAGATTATATGCACGGTGTGCCAGGGAGTTGACATCAACGTCCCCCTGGGCAACGGGAATCCCGAAATAATCCTCTAGTGTGCCGGCCGTGGGAGTATGGGCCGTCATACGTGGAACCGTATACGATGTGGAGGAATCAGGGTCGGGATCCCGTTCTCCCATGAACCGTTGCCAATTTGTCCAAAGTAGCCTGTTTGGGACGCTGAAAAAGTGGAAATCCATGTAAATGTTATCCATGATGGGGACCACCGGAGTTGCGAGCCTGGCAATGCTCGTAAGGTTCATCCGAAAGGTGTCACCTGGAAGCGCTTCGTCGACGTAAATAGGGATCAAGTATCCTGCGTCGAACGTCGTTTTGTGGCCATGCGATCTCTTGAAACTTGACCTTGGAATGTTCGCATGGGGGACCTGGTCAAAGTTGTGCTTCATGACCGAGGGATTTTTGTAGGCTCTAGCCATTTTTAATTCCTTTTTCCTTAAAGGCGTTTTGCTTGGTGTCAGTGGGAACAGTTACCATCAAGTAGGGTAACTGTTCTGAGACCGACGTCAAGCGTTTAATCGGTCTCTTTTTCGTCCGTATTTGGGCCCTCTGGCTCGATTTCAGGGGTTTTTAGGCTTTCGCCTACCTTTGGTACATGAACCTCGGGAACTTCGACCAGGCCTAATTCTATGGCCTCCTTCTTATTGTCTGGATTTTGGATAAAATCTATCAGCTTTGCGGGGTCATTGTCGAAGTGTGATCTGACCTTCGCCGGCAGTGCCATGAAGTCGTCTTGGGCCTGGATAACGGTGTCGCAGGCCGTCTGATAATCGCTGACTCCTGTGAAGTCGCCATACAGGGGCGACGCTGTGTTAATTGGGACGGTTTGGCCCTTCTCTACCCGGGCCATAATTGTGTTAATGTTGACCTCATTTGCATGGGCCTGTTCGGTCCTGGTCGCTCCTTCCGTCGCATACTGAAGACGGACGCTGCCGTTCTTGCGTTTTTTCTTGATGATTTTCATTCTGGTTTGTCCTCATTACCTGGTTGTTTTACTACGAGCTCTTGCATCTCGCATACATAGTGCACGGGCTCGACTGGTTTCATGATCCCGGTGGAATCATCGTAGCTTGCTACGTGGAAGATTCTGAAATCTTCCGGATATTGATGGAAGACTGTTTGTGACTTTCCTATCTCAATGGCGTACACACGTTTTGCGTGTGCGGTGTTGTGACAGAAGTTGGGTACGTGGTAGATGTCTGCTTTGATGTCGTAAATGCTATAGCACTGAAGTATCATTCTCGAATTTCCTTTCTCTGATGCCGTGGCATCTTTTAGCAACTGTTTCTTTTACGCGTTGACGTTTCATCATTTTTTCTTTTGGATCTTCTTTGAGTGCGTTCTCCTTTCTTTTGTTTTTGATTTTCTGCATTCGACCAGGTTCCATAGATTCGTATAGTCTATCATAATAGTGGGGTGCTCGGAACTTTTTTCCTTTGACGGTGACGAAGTCTTTTGGGTAGACATCGGAGCTATATTGCTGAAACCACGCTTTACCAATTCCTGGCCGCCGCGACATAGTGATATATTCTGGCTCAATAGCCACTGTTTCACCAGTGGTCCGATCGGTTCTGGTGTAGTGTCCTTCTTTTTGCGGGCCGTTGATTTTTTTGTGTATGTATCTGGCCACATAAGCTGCTGACTCATAAGTTACATCTCCTATAGTGACATATCCGAACGGCCACAGTTTAGCAAGTGTCTGTGACGTATACAATTTTACACCTCTACTCTGCTTTATAAGCTTTACGTCGTTGAATGAATGACCGAATAGACATGCGTGGTGATGTGGTCTCCCTAATACAGGGTCCCAGGTCTTACAGTTGGATTGTAAGCATATAGGCTTTGACTTTCCGCAGTTTCCACATATTTGACCGTATTCTCCACAGTGGAAGTATCGTATGCGTTTTCCTTTCTCATGTTTACGTAATCTCTTCATGAATTTCTGGAAGTCTACCTTCATTAATGTTTGTGTTTGGTTTATATTTTTATCATTGAAGGTAAGTGTTATGAATGAATTTTCTGAATAGAGTTGTGCTTCGTGAACGCATCGTATTGCCCAACTTGCAGACCTGTCGATTTTACATCCTATACATTGTCCACATGCTAGGGTGACTTTCTCGTATGCTTTTTTGCCTGCTTTTTCCTTTTGGAACTCGATAACGTTTTTTCCATTCTTGGTATACTCATTCAACATTTTGTATGCCTTTAGTGGTCGGTAGCATGGCATAGTTTATCCTATTCGTTTTTTGCGGTTCAGTGGGGTCTGGCATGATCTGAGAAGCAACTACCAGATCATAAAAGGATGCCCCTGCGGGGCTATGTCCCACAGGGGCACTATGCTATAGCCGATATCCGCCACGTCTGGGTCCACGTGTGCGGTTACGACCGTTTGACCTCCGTGCCGTTCTGCTGAAGAGCCTCCGACTTGCTCTTCGTCTCATTCGTCGTCTGAATGCCATTGCGTTTTCCTTTCCATGTTTTGTAGAATTCTAGTATTAGTGTGAATATTTTGAACCACGATTTTGAATTCATCTCTTTCCCATTGGTATGTATTTCTTGTTGCTTTCTTCTGGATTCATTGATCTCCATCGGCGTGACTTGTAATCCCAATAGTATCCTTTTTTCTTGAGATCAAGTTCCGTTTCGTTGAAACGTTTTGCCGAATTTAAGACCTCTAATGGTTCCCCATACTCGTCTACTACTCCTTTCAGTTTATCCTGGGCCGATTTGTACTGGCCTATTGTCGCTCCTGCTAATTGGCTTAATATTCCTTTACCGCCGGATTGATTTGATAATCGCATTCCGAGTAATGAACGTTTAACATCGTCCGATTGTTGGTTGAAGAAATTAAGCATTTGTTTATCAAGATTCTCCCTTACACGCTGCTGTCCGGCCTGGGCCTCAGTGTTCTCGACGTTTGCTACCATCTGTTTCCTGGCCACGTCTACTGACTTTGCCGAGTTGATATTCTTTGCCATATCCGGGATTAGTGCATTTTGGACGTTTCCTACTGTCGCACCTTTACCGCCTGCTGAGAGAATTGGATTTAAACCGGCGGCGATAAGGTCTTTGACCTCGCGTTGATGGGCTGTCCCGCTCATCTTTTCTTGCCACCGCCGGTTACGTCTGGATTCATGCATAGACAGTGCAGATGATGCAATATCACCGCCTAAGCTTGATGCGATGCTGCCTAATAGTCCCATTATTCTACCTTTCAAAAATGGTCTATTAATCCGGGTACCGAGTAAGTAGGCATTGGCCTTGCACAGGTTATATCAAAGTAGCCATCAAATACGAATTGAGGCTCATTGGTGGTTGCTATCACTCTGTCAATTGGAGGATTTTCCTCTATAAAGTCCGAGTCTAGGGCTGGCAAAGTTGCAAAGTCTTGACTAAGATGCCACACATCCAGTGAGGTGGCGTGATCTGATCGCAGTTGCGATGTGATCATACTCGGTTTGTATCTGTATTCAGCCCAGCGTTCCTGGTAGCCGAACACCAGTTCGTCATTTGCTGAGGAGTCGTGCCAGATTTCTTGGTTGAGGATCGCTTGTTCGCCCAGGTGGGCCAAGGCGGGCCAATAGTAATCCCATTTTGTTTGGCGATCCCACATCCTGTTTTGGCCTTGCTGGTATGTGAGGTCGCAGCGTACTGACACCAATCCTATGAGCGTACAGTGTTCTGTGAAGGACTTCGTCCATCCTATTCCGCCTGTTTGCATGTATCCAACGGCAGCCAACGTCCCTTGTGGGCTGGTGTCCGTTTGTGACGTTTGCGGTATGCTCTGGATGTTTACTGGTCGTGTTCCGCCGCCCAGGTATTCAGGCCTTTGTAGCCTGGCGTCGGGTGATTCTACGCGGAAATGTGTTTTGATGATCTCAGTGTATCGGGTTCCACCACGAGCGTCCCGTTCCATCATACGTTGAAGCTGGAAGGCCTCGCGTAATGAATTTATAGTCGCTGCCGTTGCACTACTAAGGTCTGCAATCATACCAGTATTTCCTGATGTTGGAAGACCTATACCAGTATTGTTCACCGGCTGGGTACCAGCCGTAGCGTCCACTGTACCCGTGGCCACACCATAGAAATCATTTCCTACAGACACTCCTAGTGCAGTACTCCAATATGTTCCTAAAGCATTGGTTCCATCATACATGCCAACAACTTTTCCATCTCCTACTACGGGTGCACTCGTACCCAATGGCAGATCAACCGCTGTTCCTTTTTGTGGCCAGGGAAGTGCACCTGAAAAATAATCCCGACGTTTTCCTCTTTTGAGAAGAACGTAATCCGCAATTGCGTCGGGTCCGTCGTCAAGATCGACTGTCACGGAGTCCTGGAGGTTCTCGTCTCTGTACCATTGATTCCAAATCATA